ACCGCCGCCATCGACTGCGCATTGCCCTGCACATCGAACGCGGTAGCACGAATAGCCTTGTCCACCATCTCCGGAAACTGGGCGACCAATAGATCCAGCTTTTCAGTGTCAATCTTGACCGTTGTCATCGCACTATCTCCAGGATAGCCCGTTTGCAGGGTATCCAGGATACGTCCAGGTTCACAGCAAGCACGTTGTAGGTGTATCCGCCATGCGTAACCTGATTAGCGGGTAAGATCGTCCCGGCCGCGGCGATGGTCAGTTCATAGCGCCCGAATGGTTGGATAGCACCTGCGGCTATCGCTTCTGTCCCGGTAAGGTAGTCCAGCCGGCAAGCAACACCGCTCACCGTTCCGAACGTGTCCGTCCAGCCCCCGGCCCCGTCATCCGTGTGGGTTGGGGTGATGATGGAGCAGGTGTCCGGTAACAGCTTGGCTATTTCAGCCTGCATCGCGGTCAGCTCAATAGCAGGTATCATCAGGACGCTCCAGGCTCAAGTTACTGGCACCTTCGCCGCTTCTCCCCTCGTAATACTCAGCCATCTCTTTCGCATGGGTGAATAACTGTTCCCGCTGAACGTTGTGACTATCGGTGGAGAAGTTGTAAGCACTTGCGTAATGGGTCGCTTTCTTGTGCCACACTTCGGCGGCGGATGCTTCCAGGTCGTAGGAAGTTCCAGACACGTAGTAGGGAATGCCCGAACCCTGATCAGCCAGGAACACGACTTCCCCGACGTTGTAATCCACCGTATACAGTGCGGTGCCGATGTTCGTCCCGTTGTAATCCATCACCTGGAACACAGCAGTACCGCCGGTGGTCTGCTCCAGGTATGGATGCCCGATGTAGTAGTCCTTGTACAGATACTTCCCAGCGGAACGTTCCGGGAACAGTCTCATCGGTTCCCAGTCCAGTTCCAGCGCGTGCTTGTCCAGCACGTTCTGAAGCTGATCATCTGTCCAGTAGGATACGGTTCCCAGTGCATAGTCCACTGTCCCTGCTTCGCACAGGGTGCGGAGTTCGGTGACGATGTCTGACATTCCAGTGCGTAAAGTCATATCAGCCTTCCTTGACCTCGCCCGTTGGGAGCGGAGCCGGGATTGTGCCGCCTTCAGCCTTGTTTATCGCGTCCAGAGCGACGCGCATCTGTTCTATCCGTTGCGCCGGTGTACCCATCCCATGCCACCCAGTTATTACGGGGTTATCGCATTGCGTTCCAGCATACAGGCAGGAGTTCCAGCGCATGTCTATTTCCTTGACCACATCCGCCCATAATGGGTCTTTCGACATCTTATTCGCTTCACCCTGCTCATACCACGGGAACGCAGTGGTGCCGGGATAGCGGCTTGCCCATTCGTTGATGAACGCTTTTACCCGCTCGCTGTTCTGCATCAGCATCACGCCGACGTTCAGGTGCGGACCAGGAGTGCCTTTCCCAAAATGCATCACCATCCCCAGCCCTTCCGGACATCCTTCCCGCAGGTCGGTGTTCATATCGACTATCATGGCATCGGCATCGATCCAGACCACGTAACGGTATCCTCTGGCCAGCATCTGCCGGATAAGTTCGATCTTAGCCCATCCGCCGTGCATGACTTCCCAGTCCAGACGAACTTCCCCGAATACGACAAGGTAGTCGAACTTCCACTTATCGGCGTAAGCCTGGTGACGGTCATGCACCAGTTCCAGCGCGGGGTGATAACTGTCCGGCCATTCATGCTTGTTGTAGACCTGCTGAATGATGACTCCATCGTTGCTCACAGCTTGCCTCCATTCAGCATATAGGTCGTGATGCTTTCGTCGAGTATCTTGCTCTCGATCTTCTTCAGTGTCGGCAGCCAGTATTTCTCCACCACCTTGTCCGCATCATAGGCCATCGCACCCTTACGGACTGCCTTACGATACGATACGTTCCCGTGCATCTGGTAAGCCAGTTCCAGCTTATCCACGATAGCGCCGACTTTCGGCAGGAACGTATACGACTGTAATGCGCCCCAGATAGGGGTAGAGTCTTTCTTATCCACCTTCCAGCCGCTGAAGCATAGTTCAGGCATGGAAGTCCAGTCACCGACTATCACAGGAGTGCCGCAGGACTGCGCTTCCAGGATAGGTATTCCAAATCCTTCGCCGCAACTTACCAGCAGATGCACGTCCATCGCGGAGTACAGTTTCGCCATCCACGGGTCTGGGTATCCAAGTAGCAGTTGATACTGGTCGGGCAGGATCACGTCCGTACCCATCACCAGCCCCTGCTGTTCGCAGAATGCCGGGATGTCGACCTGTTCGCCACGACTGGGATGCCCGTCCATTGTGTGCATATACAGCATCGTGTCCGGGTGCTTCTTGTGGAACTCTGCGAATGCTGCGATGTTCGCCCAAAAAGCCTTTCGAGGCGGGTCACCCTTGTTGGCTGCTACCATCCCGACAACGAACTTATCCTTCGGGATCTTGCTCAACTTCCGATCTTCTTCCGTCATCTCGGTGGGCTTGTAGACATCTGTTTCCACCACACACGGAACGTAGTCGCAGTCCATCCCCGCTTCCTGTATCTTTTCCTGTCCGAACTTCGAACAGGCGATACGGTAATACGCGCGGCGTGCTACGATCCCCACCGGGACAGGGATAGGGTCATGGTCGACGGGTATCCACTGCACCCAGCGGGTACGGATGTCCGCCCCGTTATATACCCAGACATCCATGAAGCTGAGCAGAATATCCGCCTTGAAGTTGGTAGAATGTGCGTCTGCCACGTCCGCACAGAACGGTGAATACGCCGAACCATATACCAGTAGGTCACCCACACGCAGCGGGGAACCGGTATGCCCGAAGGTCGCTGTAACAGCGGTCGGGTGTCCTGCCTTGATAAGTCGGTTGGTAATGTGCCGGGTCTGACAACCGTAGCCCGAAGTAGCCCACGGCGCGTTCGACATCCAGTTTATTCTCAAGGTAAAACCTTTCTGGGGAGGACTTTCGTCCTCCCCTTTAGTTCATTCCAGTTTAGTAGCTGGAGCCGATCAGCGAGCACCCGAAGGTGGCGCGGTATACGCCGGTGGCGTACACGATGGAGGCGTTCAGTTCGATAGCGCCGCCGCCCACGCTGGCGTCACGCTGCGCTTCAATGCGCAGGCCACGCCGAATATCCAGCCCGATGGCGTCCATGCTGAAGATACCGCCGAAGCAGGTACCAGCAGTTCCGGGGAAGTTGGCGTCAACCCAGAAGTTGATGCCGGCCCAGGATGCCTGGTAGAATGCCCCACCCAGTTGGCTCATCAGTTCCTGGCTCTGCACCAGGGTCGGAGGAGTAGCAACGGACAGGTCATACCACTGCGCCGGGGTCAGCACGCACTGGTAGGGCTGGGGAGCGAACTTCGCCCGCAGCAAGGCCGAAGCCTTCATGACCAGTTGCCAGGTCAATGCAGCAGCCTGAGTACCTTGAGTACCGGCAGTGAACTGGGCATTCATCAATGCGCCCAGGGTCTTGTCCACACCTACAGCAGCAAGGCGGCCGAGGTCTTTCCCGGCATCCGCAGCAGCGCCATAAGGATCCGATGCGATGCGCAGGTCGGTCAACTCGTAGCCCGCAGCGTACAGCGCAGGGTACAGGGTGATGGACGCAGCCGGGGTCAGGGTTTGGAAGGTCAGGTCGGTGGACTCACCGATGGTGCCCATTGTGCCGCCGGTGTATGCCGCAACAGTGCGCGGTCCCATCGTATCGACAGGGGCAGAGAAATTATGGACAAGTGGAGCGATAATATCTTGCTCGCTTGCAGCCAGGAGTGCGATTTCCTGAATGTTATTAAGCAGCGTGCCTAACAACGCACTAGTGTTGGTAACGGCCATTTAAGCTCTCCCTTTATTCATTTATGATCAGCCCACCCCCTGTTCTTTCCACAACTTCTTTCGACCAGATATTCTCGTGGTCGCCGTAGTGGAGGCGCGCTTTCTTCTGTTCCAGTGTTTCATGGGTAGAAGCGCCGCCGGGGTTGGTGGGACTGATGATCGGAGCCGCTGGTTTCTTTACCACCGGTTCCGCTTTGGGTAACGTTTCGAGCAGCTTGGCAGCATCTGCGCGCATTCCTTCCTCGTCATCACCCTGCAAACGTTCTGCTAATAGGGCCGGCAGTCCGGTTTCGGCTGCAATCTTCTGACAAAGCGCTTTGCGCTCGGCAGCAGCGGCGCGGTTCTCCACTTCTGCCAGTTTCTGCTTGAGCTTCTCTGTTTCGGAAAGCTCTGCGTCGGCTCGTTCTTTTTCTTTGGCTTCCAGCCGGGTAAGTTTGTCGAATGCCTTCTTGGCATCCTTTTCCATTGCGCTGGCCTTGCCCTTCCAGAATTCAGCATCCTGGACAGGTTCGTTCTTTACGGGTTCCACTACCACAGGTTCGGGGGTGGAGGGTGTCGCAACTTCAGCACCAGTTTTCTCGGTCATTGCATTGCTCCTTTACTTTTAGTCTTTATGAGGGACGTGCATCAGGTTCTGCCACGTCCTGTTATCGGGGACGTTTTTATGATCACCGGCGCCGCGTTTGGCTTCGCCGGGCTTGACCTTCTTGGTCGCTATGTTTCCAGACTTGCCCTTTCCGGCTGGTAACGGATGTTTGTTTGCCATATTTTCTCCTTATGCGTCTTCGGATATTTGTCCGACCTTGTCAAGCAGGACAGAATAAACCGACACGACGGGTATTCCGTCTGCATGAAGTTTGGAAATCTGCGCGGCCAGCTTGGCGGTAACCGGCGCAACGGGCGGAACAATGTTCGCCTTATTCATTACAGCGACCTGTGCGTTCAGCTTGTCGGGGGTCACGATCATGGTCGGGAACGGATTTGGAAGTTTTGACTGTGCCATAGTTTCTCCTTGTAGACAACAAAAAGCCCTTACCGACTCGGTAAGGGCTGCTGTTGGCGCTCCTTGCGCTTGTTGTGCGGGCTGTCCGTAGACGCTCCGCTATGATGAATATTATACCACTATTTTGCGTGTTTACCAATACACCAACGACGTTCGATAGCATCCACGAACGCCAATAGCGCCTGGCGCACACAGATCCAGAATTCCTTATCGTTCATTTCACCATCCGCCGGAACCAGCGCAATAGACGGATATACCACGGCCTCTTGATTTTCCACGGCGCTTCCGGCATCTGCCCGAATACCAATGTCTTCGCCTTTGGCTTATAGGCGTAAGCCTTGTCACCTGGCTTGTTCGGGTTGGGGAACGCTTTGCTTATATAGGGCATGGTTATTCTCCTATCAGGTCTTTCAACGGGGTCACGGTGCGCATGGTTCCGTATACGTCGTTCGGCGTCTGCTGTGCCAGTTGGCTGAACTCGAACCTCCCCGCGTTCCATGCTTCCCACTTTGTATCGCCCATAATGCTGCGCTGGGTCGCCTCGTCCTGCTGTCCGAACCAATCTTCCCCGGTCTGCATATCAGCTACCGGGTTCTGTCCCATGACTTCGGGGATAGGACTGCACCGGCAGTTGTAATGCCCGTCCAACGATTCTTCAATGTCATGCCGTGTCCCGTTCTCTGCTAAACACGCCTCACAGGTTAGATCATCTAGTTCGGCAGTCCAAATCCAACCTGTCACTACATCCGAATTGGCTGCATAATTGGCACGCGTCGCCTCGCGGTAACTGTATAGCTGCGCAGTTCGTGCGGTCCGTAACGCATCCGTCAATCCGCCGCCGAACGCCTGTTCGGATGCCGACATGATAAGCCTGGCAGTCTGTCTTGGGTTCACGCCCATCCCCACCGCGTCCAGGATGGCCTGACTAACACGTTCTGCATGATATGGTGCAAGTTGCCCGATCCGCTGATATAACGCCCCCTTCGGGTCCAGGAATGTCAGCATCTGGTAGACCGTTTCAATGGGAATGCGGTCGAACATGACCCGCGCCAGTTCCCTACCCCCTACGATGAACTTCAGCGTCTTATAGGCATCCGCTTCGCCCATCTGCGCCGCTTTTAGCGCCAGCGGTTGGAGGTCGGTACGCAGATATCCGGTAAAGTCAGTCAGTTCGCTTTGAATGGACTTCTGCAATGCGATGAACTGGCGCAACTTGTATACCTGCGCGGTGGTGTATTCACCGGTCGAAATAACGTCCGCCAGCGCCTGTATCTGCGGGGTGATGCGGTCATACATAGACTTATATACCGATACAATGCGGGTCATCGCGGCGGTATCCGCACGCGCCAGCGCACTTCGATACTGCGCCACAAGGTCAAGGACGGTAGGGGGATTAACTGCCATTTAGTTTCTCCAGTATCTGCTTTCGGTACGGATCTACATCGTCCAGGCACGACATAGTTTGCCAGCAGTTCCCGCAGGCTTTGTTCGCGAACCGTTCCCCGCGTAACTGCATCTTTCTGAACGCTACGAACTTGTCGCCGTTCCATATCTCTTTCAGCGTCTGGTCGTGGATATCGCCCATCACGTTGACCCAACTCCAGTCCTCATTGCACGGCTGGACAGTCCCGTTCCAGTTGACGGTCATCTGGTACAGTGGCCAGGCGCAGGCGATGCGCTTGACGTTCGGTGCGCCATCGAATGAATCCGGGCTGGTTCCCAACGTGAAGTCCTTC